AGTGATGTGTGCCAACTTGTTGTACCAACTTGTACCCAAGTGTTGCTGGATGTTTTCTTGTAGATCTTATTAGAAACATGTGTTGTGTTTATAGCGTAACTGCCAATCGATCCAACCGAAGTTTTAGGAGCACCAGTAGATACACCACCAACTAAATCACTTGTGGAAGTGATAAGAATTGGACTTATTGTAGTAAATGTTTGATTTGTTTTCGACCATTCAAAAATACCATATGTGCTTGATGCAAGGTCAAACCAATATGTACCATCGGTTGGTGAGGCTGTTGGTGCTGTAGCACTTCCAACTAATCCTGCGGTGTCAACATTTGCTCTTAACACGTAAGCTCTGTTGGCAACTCCTAAGAAACTGTATGCCGCTTGTAGTCCCCATTCGTTCAACTCATACCCGTGTAAAGAGTTTCCTGAGGCGTCTGTGTAGAACTTTGGATCTCCAAAAGTTTCTGTTAATTCTCTCTGAGACGAGATCAAATAGGCTGTATTTGCGTTAGCAGTGGTTGTTCCTGCCGCTGTGCCGTCTCCGGCGCCGTTTGTCTTGTCCTGTGATGATGCTACTATGAAAAGAGGTGTTGTACCCGCATCTGATGGTACGTAAAAACTTTCGTTAATTACTGAAACCTCTACTCCTGGTGATGTTAATGCCATTTTTCGTATTCTCCTTGCAAGTTACGTATACTAGAGTTATTTATTATATCATACGGTTTTTACGACAAAATTTACCATTTTCTTGGTGCCTATATAGGTGTCGTAAATATTAGTATGCGTTATCCAGAAAGACCTCTTTGTAAACAGTGTAAAAGTAAACCAAGAGCCTATGCCTACAAACGTAATGATAAGATTTATTGGCGTAAACTCTGCGACACCTGTAGCAGGAAACGTCGAGGTAAAAAAGTAGGAGGTGTGACTCCATTACAGAGATCTGGATACAGCAAATTAAAAAAATGTGAGTTATGTGGATTCAAAGCACAACAATTAGATCAGTTAGATGTGCTATTTGTGGACGGAAATATGAACAATACGTCTATCAATAATCTCAAAACTGTCTGTGCGAATTGTCAACGATTAAACAGTGTGCGTAGACTCGGATGGCGTGTGGGTGACCTTGTTGCCGATGATTAGCTCGTCAACTTTGGTGTATAATTCTTCTTTTGTGCTATTATTTTCTATGAGATAGTCATACTCTGATTTGGCCCATGCGTACTCTGAGGAATGCACATTTTTTGGTATGATATTGCCTTCCAGGTAGTCTGTAAACCAGTCTGGATCTGCGCCACGTTTTACTAATACTATTTTACCACCCATTTCGCGTATTGTTTTTATTTCGTTTGGAAATCTAGTATCTGCTATGACAGTTGGGTTGCCGTCGTATCTAGCCATGCAACTGTCAACCCATATTGCATCATGCATGTTTTGCCGCATCACTTCGGTACCAAAATACTGTAAAACCCATCGAGGAGTAACTTTCTTATGTAATCGTTTACTCCAGAAATCGTCTGGTTTTTCGCGCCATTCTCTGCTTTCTTTTGTTTTCCCTTCTAGCATATCTCGATCCCAATTAAACATAGAACTCACAGCGTCTTTAAGACTTTTCGCAAAAGAATCTTTTCTAAAGCCATGCTTTTTGACCAAATGGTCTGACACAGTGTCTTTACCAGAACCTATCAAACCTACTACACCTATTAACATAGGATTATTATACTACTTTTTCAAACGTTTTTCAATCTCTTTCATTGCTTCTTTGACAGATTTCAAGATTGAATTTCTAAGATCTTTTTTGCGTTGTTTCAATGCCACGATACTCATATTCTCAAGGTGTTGAACTAGATCTTCTAATTCGTCTAGTGTGAGATCAGAATATGTTTTGTAAGTGGAATTTGTCATGACAGTTTATTTAAAGGATAATGATTGGCAATTAACCAATAACAAAACTGTGTGGTGTGCCGCCTTCTTGGAAGTTTCCGATCTCCTGGTCAAGCCTTTCCATTTCCGCATTACCCTCATTTTTCAATGCGTCACCGTTTAGAGAAGTACCACCTTGTGGTCCTGCTATGGTATTAAACTTGCCCCTGGCTTCACCTAACATTGTCTTACACACAGCCAAGGTATAATCTCTGATCCATGGTTTAGCGTATATGTCTTTGAACAACGTAATGTCGGGTCGGTAGTTGTCAGTGTGCATCAGCACAGTCTCATCGTCTGCTCTTGGTCTTTGAGTGATAGTCAACTTTTTGGTGGCAACGTCGAAGTGAAATTGTATAAAACTTCCAAACATTTTACCTACGAGTTCTTGATAACTGGCAAAAGCATAATAGGTTGCTAGACCACCTGTTGCACCCGCCCTCAGTAGGTAGGTATTTGTGTAGGCGAGGTTGAACGGCTCGAACAGCGTTCCTCCCTCACCACCTTCGGTACGTGAACCGACAGTTCTCCTGTTAAGATTTCGCACGTTGATTATCTCATCAGGTAGGATATATGTATTCTGATTCTTTTTTAATTCTAGGAAAGCATACGATTCTTCGACTGCGTTTGACGACCTTTGTCTATACCTATTTGTGGCCCTTTCCAAGGCCGTTTGGTAGTGTTTAGGGTCTAGTTCGACATCGATCATGCCCTCACCGAGGTTGTTTTTCACATAATCAAATATTTCTTGTTGTCCTGTTTGAAGTTCTGACATACTCATATTTATTGCTTTACACTATACAATAAATATGTATGATATGCCGAGATTGTCTATTTTTAAGCCCGAAAAGGGAAATGATTACAAGTTCTTCGATCGTAACATCAAAGAGATGTTCACTGTGGGAGGCACAGACCTACATTTTCACAAATACCTAGGCCCATACGATCAAGGGGACACAAACAAAGATGGCCCCGCATCTCCCAGTCAACCCAGGGTCACGGGTAGTGATCTGAACGAAACCACAATACAAGATCTACTATTCTTAGAAAATAGAGACAGAAAATATTCTAGTGATGTATATGTTGTAAGAGGTATTTACAATGTGCAAGATGCTGATTTCAACCTGTCACAATTTGGAATGTTCTTACAGAACGACACATTGTTTTTGACAGTGCACCTCAACGATATAGTCGAGAGGATTGGTAGAAAACCCATGAGTGGAGACGTTATAGAGTTCCCACACATGAAAGAAGATTATAGTTTAGATCAATCTATACCGATAGCGCTTAAAAGATACTACGTTGTAGAAGATGTGAATAGAGCCGCTGAAGGATTTTCACAGACTTGGTGGCCCCATCTATTAAGGCTAAAGATGAAGACGCTGGTAGATTCACAGGAATTCAAAGACATCATAGGCGATGCCACAACAGCGGGATCGGTAGCAAATTACATGAGTACCTACAACAGAGAAAAAACTATAAACGATCAGATAGTTGCGCAGGCCGAACAGGATGCTCCTAAGTCAGGATTCAATTACAAACAGTATTATGTTGCGCCTATAGACGAAAGGGGAAATATCAGGACAGATAATGTCAACGACACAGACAGAGTCAGCACGGACAAGTCAGTGAATGCTGTCATAGACACACCGGCCAGTTCACATTACGGTTTTTACCTTGATGGAGATGGTGTGGCACCCAATGGTTACCCAGCGGGCTTTGGCATTAGTTTTCCTAATTCTAATGTAGATAAAGGCGATTATTTTTTACGCACAGATTATCTACCAAACAGGTTATTTAGGTTCGACGGAACCAGATGGGTCAAAGTTGAAGATTCGGTAAGAATAACTACAACTAACAACGACACGAGAGCCAATTATAAAACCGGTTTTGTTAACAACACAACATCAACCACAATAAATGGATTGACTGTTGAACAAAGGCAAGCATTGACAGATGCTTTAAAACCAAAGGCTGACAATTAAGTATGCTACACTTTTATGAAGGACAGGTACGTAAGTTTTTAACACAGTTCATACGGATATTGAGTAACTTCTCTGTAGAAACCGGGAAAGGGTCAGATGGCACTGTAAACCTTAGGGCGGTGCCGGTGGTGTATGGTGATCCAACAAGACAAGTTGCAAACATAATACGGAATAACTCTGAAAATGCCCTGCAGTACGCGCCAAGGATTGCCTGCTACGTCAGAGAGTTGAACTATGATAGGGAAAGGATGCAGAATCCTTATCATATAGAAAAACAGCATCTCAAAGAACGTGCATACGATGAATCAACTGGACAATACACCAATCAGTTAGGTGCAGGCTACACCATAGAAAAAATCATGCCATCACCTTTCCGATTGGAAGTCACTGCTGACATATGGAGTTCCAAC